ATGATGAGCGCAGGCTTGACGATATACACCGCGATAAATACAAGGATGTGCATTACTCACCCCCTTTTTTTGCTGTGGGCTGAGGATGTACAAAATCGGCCTCATGTAGCTCAACGATCCAGTCATTCGAGTGTAAGATTTCGTCAAGAAGTGCAGGATCGGTTTTGAGGTATACGGCTGTTTTGCCTGATTGATATGTGATGATTACGCATTTCATTGTTTTGTCCTTTGGTTTGAAGTTGCCCGCGCAGGGCGGGCGGGTTGTTGTTATTGATCGTTGTTGTTTTCCATTTTTTCGAGTAACAGATCGATCTTTGTGTAGATGTCGCCGATCTGTTCTTGGTATTTTGAATCGTATACATGTGATTGTTCTATGAGGGTATCAAGCTCTTTCATCATGTTTTGAAGTTTCTTGTATAGCATTTTGTTGTATGTCATTGTTTTGCTCTTTGGTTGTGCCCGCATGTGCGGGCGGGTTGTTGTTCTTGTTACAGGTTATTCCATATTAGCACGAGCCGATCAAGAAGCTCATTGGCAAGATCCTTGCTTTGCATTTCGTACTTTTCCCACTCATATCCGTGCCCATTGTGCATGATAACAGAAGTGCCATCAATACAGAACTGTGTTTCATAATTCATAATGTATGCTTCGCATATATGCGGTGTAAATATAGTGAGTGCTTCTTTTGCTTGTGTGCTTAGTTCTTTTAAGGCAAGTGCTTCTTTTGTGGTTATTTTTGTCATTGTCATTGTCCTTTGTTTTTTGTGATTGCATTATTGCCTCACAAAATCAATATACTATATTGAAAAAAGAATGCAACAAATATTTTTATTTATTTTTGTTTTGACCTCAATACTTGTAATTCTTGTATATATTGCAAAGTACGGTACAATGATGTATATACACATATAGAGGTTTATATGTACATACGTAATTTACAATGTGAGATCTTGCGAGAGGGTACAACAAAGGGCGATCTTGTGTCTTTTGTGGCCAGTACTGCAAACGCCGATCGATATGGTGATGTAATCAATCAAGGCGGTTGGGATCTTTCAAAGTTTAGACAAAACCCCGTGATCCTTCTGAATCACAATTCAAACGCTTTGCCGATAGGAAAAGGGATCGTTGACGTTGTTGACGGTCAATTAATGGTTGACATAGAATTTGATATGGACGATCCGCAGGCAAAAGAAGTTGCACGCAAAACAAAGGCGGGCTTTTTGAATGCTGTAAGTGTAGGCTTTAATCCTATCGATAGTACACCCCGATCAATGCTCGAAAAGTCACATCCTGCACACGGGCAAAGCGGGCAATACTTCGATCGCGCTGAGCTCCTTGAAATCTCAATCGTAACAATACCCGCCAACGGTGATGCAGTTGCCGCCAAAGGATATCAAATGCAAAATAGAAACTTTAAGATCTCAAACCTCAAACACATCCTTGAGGTTGAAATGACTGATGATACTGTAATCGTGACGTATGCACGTCATGAAATGGAGGAATCAAAACTTGATCCCAAGGATGAAGAACTTGAAACCGATATGATGGATCATGATGACGATTCCGAGGATGATAAAGGCTATCATGATGATGAGGAATCATCAGAGGATGACAAAGGTTATCATGATGATGAGGATGACGACAAAGACAAAGAGAAACAATTTTTAACCCCACAAGAGCGCGCTTTTTTATCTGCGCTTCTTTCCTAATTAGGAGTAATAACAATGAGTGATAAGACACTTGTAAATGAGGCAAAAGCGATCCTTGAGGGGATCAAAACTCATCAAAAAAATAGTACTGAAAAACTTTCACAGTTTGAAAAGCAGCTCTCAGATCTTAAACGCGCACAGCGATTGATCCAAGAAGCAAACGCGCAACCTGTGGCAACTGAGGAGCATCTAAACGCGCCTGATTATGCGCTTAAAGGCTTTGTTGGCGAAAACGGGATCCGTTGGAAAACCGAAAACAAAGACGTACAGATCGCGGGCCGTGGAACCGTACGCATTGAGGAAAAGGGATTACTTGACAGTGATACACCTGTTAATCAATGGCATGCTGATCTCATCAAGATCAATAAAGAGCGAGCTCTTGCACGTATGATCATGAATACACCACACACGCCAAAGAGCGATCTCAAGTTGTGGAAACACATGCAAAAGGCACCCCGCTTCATGCAACCGCTTATTCAAAAGGCTTTCAATGATAATGCTGGTGTCGGTGCTGAGTGGATCCCCGATCAGTTTGCCGCTAATCTGTATTACAACATCGAAGAACAAAGCCAATTACCCCGCGTTGTTGCTGACAATCTTCAAAAGCAAGCCGTTGAGAGAAACACAATCCTTATACCTCGCTTGAATCGTGGCGGTCGTCCATATTTGAAAGGATCCGTTAGTAATGACAACCCAGCGCAATACACCGCGTCAACCGTATCGACATCACAGAAGAGCATTTCAATCAAGGGCCTTGCCTCACGATTTATCATTGATGATGCAGCGGCGGAAGATTCGGCTATAGCGGTTATTCCTAGTCTCCAACGACAAATTGTAGCTGATTTAAATGATGCAATGGAAGATGCGCTTATCAACGGTGATGACTCCGCAACACATCAAGATGCGATCGCCGATTGGAACATCCGAAGCCGATGGGGCACAAGTCCCGCATTAGGTGGATCATCCGATCACCGTAGAATGTTCAAGGGTATGCGTAAGCAGGCATTTGCAAGATCGTCAACTGCGGATTTGGGAACATTCAATTTTGCAAATCTTTTGGGCCTCAAGGCGCAAATGGGTGAGCTTGCTATGCAAGATGTTGTTATTTTCGCATCGCCTGAGGCCGTACTTGCAAACATTCTATCATTGAGTGAAGTAAAGACAATTGATGTATTCGGCCCACAAGCGACAGTACGCACCGGACAGATTGCCGCAATTATGGGTATGCCGATCATTATGTCACGCTTCTTGAGTGCTGATCTCAACACTGCGGGTAAGTATGACAACGTAACCAAAACAAAAACCGGCTTGCTTATGGCTCACGCGCCATCATGGACAATCTTCGAGCGTCGCGGTATTCTCGTTGAAACCGATCGTAAGATTGATGTTGGAGCAACTGAAATCGTTGCCACAATGCGCGCAACCTTTGACACGCTTGATCTTGACGCAACCAAAAACGTTGCGTTTGGTTTCAATATGGCAATTTCTTAATAAAAGGGGATCAAAATGCAAAAAATATTATCTAAACATCTAGTTGCATCAGGTGCTTCGACCGATGAAACAAGATACATGCCAATCTATCGCAAACTTAAGCTTGTAGAAATTTTGCTTGTACCTAATGCTACAACGGGAGCGGATGGATCAAATTACGCAATTCTGACGGTATCAAATGGAAGCACGTCTCTTGCTGTTCGTAATACAGCAAGCGCGGCACTTACTGCAGGAACCGCAGAAAGTCTGACCTTAACCGCAACCAAAGAGCTTGATTTTGACGCTCTTGAATCACTCAAGATTGTCAAGAGTCACGCAGGATCGGGGGCAACTGTTGACGTTGAGTTTCTATTTGTCTTTGATGTTGCGCGTGACGTGTAATTATGGCAATGGTTACGGTCACCACACTCAAGCAATACCTACCTGAGATCACGGGCAACAATGCAAATACTGATCTTGAGGCGTTGCTTGATCGTGTGGAGGCCGCGACCTGTCGCTATATGGGTTGGCGCAAGCCCAAAAATCTTGCGTCACCTCGTATGTTGTCCGCTACCTATGACTTTTTTTTAGATGGGCCAACGTACGAAAATCCTCAGGTTTTACAATTACCAATGAGGCCCGTCCAATCGATTACATCAATACACATTGACATTGATCGGCAATATGGATCTGATACGCTTATGGATGCAGGCGATTATGAGCTCGATCAATACGAGGGGCGTGTCATCCTCAAACCTGTTGAGGCTACTGATGTTTTTGAGCGTGGATATAGAGCGATCAAAGTAGTCTGTGAAGCGGGCTTTGCAAATAGCGGATTACCATCAGATCTAGAGCATGGAATTTGTGTATGGGCATCACAGTTACACCGTAACAAAGCCACACAAGGCAAAGACAGCATCACACAAAGAGCCGCAACAATATCAATCAGTGCAAAGAGTATGCCGCCTGAGGTGAAAGAAATCCTTGCACCCTTTCGTGAGTCACGTCAAATTTTGTAATGGTGACTTATGGGCACAAAACTAACAATAGATGAATTTCGATACAGGATGAGAAGAGCCGATCAAAGAATCGTTAAAACGTTGTACGATAAATTGCAAGTGTTATCATTAAAGGCTGAACGTGATGCAAAACTTAATGCGAGTGATTATCCACGCGTACGCACAGGACGATTGCGATCATCAATCACAGGCCTATTTGATACAAAGGATGCAAAGCCGCGTATGATTTTGCGTGCAGGTGGTAACACAACGGGCGCGCCTGTTAATTATGCTCGATATGTTGAGTTTGGTACAAAGCACATGCGCCCGCGTTTATTCATGGGCCGTGCGATACAAAAGATAAAAGATTCTGATGTTCCAAAAGAACTTAGAAATTTACTTGCTATCGCACTACACGAGGATCGATAATGGCATCAAGAACAAGGCAAATCACCGAAAAGATACGCGATTTAATTGCGGTTGATTTTACATCAGGCGAAAGCGGGATCGATATGCAAAACACGGTACAGATCGGTGCAACCATTGAGCCGCCTTATGTGCCTTTTGCGTGCGTTTCATTCTCTCAGGCGGCAAGTGAATACGGTCAATCATTAGGACGCTATAAAATAACAAATACGTTTGAAATATATGCGTTTGTCGGCGGGGCCGATGTCGAAGAGCGTACAATTAACGCTATGGATTTAGTGGAAGATATGATTCAAGCTCTTTGTGCAGATCGTCAAATTGGTTTATCATCCATTGTTGACGATATAAAATGTGCATTTCTCGCCGAAGATGGCGATCGATATGGGATCGAGGGTATCGGGATCGGTTACATTGAAGTGCAAGTTTATAGCCAAAGCGATACGGGGATCTGATTATGACGTGGTATGATAGTAGTTTTAAGCAGCGCAAGCCGATCGCAGTTGACGCAAGTGCAACAGGTGACGGATCTGAGGAAAACAAAGATATAGAAATTGTAATTCCTCATGACTGGGATCTTTTTTGGGATAACATACGATCCGATATGTTTGATGTCGTTGTGACCAACAACGGCGGTGATTTGTTGACATTTAAGCGCAAAACAGGCGCAGACTATTCCACAAGATCATTAACGTTGCAAGTTGACCAAGTGAACACAAAAACGCAAGCGATAAACAGGATTTTTGTATATTTTCAAAACCCAAATCAAACCACAGATTTATCAACCGATGTCACAATCACAACGCCCTTGAGCGGCTTTATTGATTTATCGAGGCCGTCGGCCTTGCTCGTATCGCAACCGCTTCAAAGACCTGCGTCAAGTGAGCCACAAACGGCATTTGTGAAATCATCCACTGATGAGATAGATATATACTTTGCTACATCAGGATTGTTTAATATACGTGCAAACCCATTTAATGATCGGCTAGGATTAGAGGGGGTGAAATTCGTAAATGTATTGTCACTTGATTCAAGCGGTACAAACGACGCGGGGCGATATGATGAAACAAAAACACGGTTTATTAATGGCTTTGTGCGCGCACGGGCCAAAGGTGGATCAAATAATACAGATTATGCACTTGTTTGCAGGATCACAACAACCAATCTACAACAGATCGATATTAGGTGCTTGATACAGGTACGCGATCAATTACCATCATAGGGGGATAATATGCCTTTACAATTTGGCCGATCGGCCTTTATCAAATACGAGAAAGAGAGTACATATGGCACAGCGGTAACAACGACCATATCAAACCGCGTGACATCTGTATCTTTGAGTAGATCACAAGAGCGTGAGCGTACAACACATTTATCACAAAGTGATGCGGCGTTTGCTATTGCAACTTTTGATGCTTTTGAGCAAGCGGGTGGATCTATCGAAATGCCTTTGTTTTACAAAGGTATGGGGCAACTATTTCAGGCGGCGATAGGTGGAACACCTGCGACAACAGGCGCGGGGCCGTATACGCATGTTTTTGAGCCTACAACTGTATTACCCTCCTTGACTATGGAATTCCAAAGAGGCACGGGATCGGTTGAAAAGTTTGAAGGTGTTATGGTCACATCAATGACCATATCTTGCGAAGCGGGTGGCGAAGCTAGCGCATCATTTGAGGTTATTGCTGAAACCGCAGCATCAAGAACAACAGCGATCACGCCGTCTTTTGGCGATGGTGCGCAAGTGTTTCATCATCAAGCGGGTACATTGTCATACAATAGCAATACATACACCGTGCGATCTTTTGAGTTTACTGTTGACAACAAACTCGAACGCGTCAATAACCTAGGTTCTAAACTCACAGGGCAGCCGCAAATTAGTGATGTTCGTGAAGTTACGATAACCGCAACGCTTGATCTTGAGGATAACAATCTTTATAATTCACAACTCGCAGGTGATAAAAGTGATGTATCTTTGACCTTTACCGCAGGCGCAGACTCATTGACATTCTTATTGCGTAATGCTTGCATTATGGATTACAGCGATGATGTAACATCATTTGGACGCATTGAGCGTACAGTTACATTTTACGGATTGGCTGATCTTAGTGTAGCTGAAACGGCTTTCAAGCTCACAATGATCAATGATTCCGCAAACGCAACATCAAACTAATTAACAAACTATAAACCCAAACAAAAAAGGTGTAATGATGGATAAAAATATCCTTGAGGAGATCATTACATCCGCATCTTTTGAGATCGATGCTTTTAACGGCTTGATCAAAATAGAGGGGCGGATCTTGTCTCCGAGTGAAGTGGAGGCCGCAGGCCTTGCAAGTGCGTTGCTTGCAAGTGCAATTTTTAAGGGCCAATCAAAAGAGCAAATACAAAAAACACAAGAGATCGCCGAAAGGGTTGAACGTGGCGAAGTTGACGACATTGAAGATCTTTTATCAATGGTCAATCAAATGTCCCCTGATCAACTTGAGCGAATGGCTGAACGTGAAGATCGTTTGCTCATTCGTTGTGTGCGTCGATGTTCAAAAGATGGCGGCGCAACTTGGGAAGATTTGCAACTTGTAAGCGGTATTGATCAGCAAAACGCAAAACAAAATAAATTATGGGTTGGTATGCTGAAAAGCGAAGATCGCAAAGCAATTCTTGATCGTGCTATGAAAGGGCATGAGGAGGCGGCCGCACGGCTTGCGGGGTTTTGTAAGTGATGAGGAAATTGTACACATGTATGACATTATAGGCCGGACATATGGCGTGCTTCCATCCGAAGTATCGCGCCTTTCATGGTCAGATCTTTTGATCAATGTTCAATGTGTACGTGCAAGAGGTGACCGGATCAAGCGTATCCTTAAGCAACGAAAACGAAAAAAGGATACTATATTTCCAAACATATCGATCATTGATCTTGCGGATATACTATGAGTACAACAGTCGAATACATTCTAGACATTGACAGCAAAGGCGCACAAGCGGGCCTCAAAAAAACTGAACAGCAAGTCAAAAACACCACAAAATCCGTCAAGGGTTTACGCTCACAAGCAAGAGGCTTGAGCGGATCATTTCAAGCAGTTGGCGAAGCGGCAAATTTTATGGCTCCAGAGCTAACAGGAATTGCAGAAATTGCGGTTGCGGGTGCGCGTACATTTCGAGGCCTAGGGCGTGCGCTTGCAAGTGGGAATTTGTATATTATTGGCGCAACGATTGCCCTCTCAGCGGGGATCGCTGCATATGCGTTATACAATGCAGCATCAAAAAGAGAGGAGGAGTCACAAAAAGCCTTGGCCAAGGCCCTTGATGAAAGTACAAAAAAAATAAAAAAGAATCAAGAGGCATTTCAAAACGCTGAAAATGCCATTTTGACAAGCGCGGGCACACTTAATGAATTGCGTTTACAATATGCGGTTTTATCGGGTGATGTTTCAAAAGCCGAAGCCGCTGAATTAAAAAGAGCGTTTTCGGCTGAACAAGCCGCATCAAAGTTAGAAACACAATTAGATAAACAAATCGAAGCAAAGAAATCATCATTAAAAGCTGAAAAAGATAGCCTAAAAGCAATAAACAAACGCATTGATACTCTCATTGAAGAGGGGACATATAGAAGTGTATTAACAGGTATCACCGCAAAAGGATTAGAGGCTGAACAAAAACGAACAGATGCAAAGGGAAGAGTTGCAACATTAGAGCGTGAAATTCGTGATTTGCAAAGTGATGGTGTTGAGAGAATTCAATCTCAATCACGTGAATACATTAGACTTCAAAAATTTATATCCGAGGAAACCGAAAGGCAAAGGAAATTAGAAGAGGCGATCGCGCTTGCAAAAGAGCGGCAATCAAAACTACAAAGCATTTTGGTTGGCTTACAATCGCAAGCGGCAAGCCTTGCCGATCAATTATTATCGGCTCAAATGTTACGAATGAAACCCGCCGAACGAATTAACGCAGAGTATCAAAAGGAATTAAGTAATCTTGATGCAACTGAACAAAGCATAATTAAGCAATTCAATGAGGCTGAAAAAGTTGCACGCACAAAAAAAGATGCTGTTTTGCTTACTCAAATACAAGCTCAAAAAGAGGCCGCTCTTGCGAACATTCAAGCGTTAAGAACTGAGGCGCAACTTGCACGCGAAAAAAAGATTTTTTCACAAATCAAAAAGAATTTTAAGTTTACAGAAATAAACGCCAAAAAAATTGCACAAGGAATTTCAAAAACAATCAAGGCAAGAATTGCCGCTGAAAAAGAAGTTAATTCGATCATAGAATCGGCAACCAGTGATCAACTCACAGAACTGCAAAAGATTAACGATCTTGAATCTGAACGCCTTAAAACTTTGCAAGATATAGCAACGCAACAAAAGATCAATACAGATGAGGCGAAAGAGGCGGTCAAAGCACGCGCGCAACGTGAGCGGGCCGCACTAAAGAAACAACAAATTGCCGGAGCTATTGGCGTTGCAACAACTGTGATACAGGCGACAACGGATCCAAATTCTATGATCGATGCAGTCGGCGCGGCTTTTGGCCCAATTGGATCGGCTGTTGCGGGTGTTGTGGGTGCTTTGTCTGATTTAGGGCAAAGAGATCCTGAGGAAATCAAAGAACAGTTTAGGGCAACATTTGAGGGTATTGCAACAGGTGTTAAGGTGCTTGTTCCTTTGCTCATTGAGGCGTTGCCCTCGATACTTTTTGAAGCCGCCAAAATGATTATTGATGCTTTGATACAGTTGCCTTTTGCAATCGTTGCAAGTATTGGAAAGCTCATCATGTCCGTTGTTGACGGTATTAAAAACTTTTTTTCAGGCAAGGGATTTTTTCAGGCGATAGGCGATGCAATTGGATCAATGTTTCAACGTCTGATCGAGCTCATTACAGCACCGTTTGAAGGCCTTTTTGGAGGCTCAAAGATGGGCGGCGGGCGTATGTATTCCGCTCAAAGTGGCATACGATTTACAGGCGCAAGCCGTGGATTGGCGATGCTTCACGAGGGTGAAATGGTCGTACCACGATCGGGCCAAATGTCGTCATCAGTTGCGCGTGATGTAGCTTCACAAATGGGCGGCGGGGGCGTAAACATTACGATCAATAGTGCAATCACAGAGCGATCGGCGATTGATTCATTAGTGCGTAAAATAGAGCAACGATTTGGATCTTTTGGCCAAAGCACAAGCACGCTATTTGGAGGTACTTAAGATGGGCAACGCAAAGTTTTTTTATTATCCGCAACCCGATGGACGGCATTTGGTTGAGATTGATATGCAAGAGCCAATTGCTGAATTACAAAGTGAAATCTCTCATGATGCGGTTGACGGTATCACACAAGGCGGCGGCATATTTCGATCTGTTGGCAGGGGTGGCGAGAGCATCACAATACAGCGTGATCGCATGCAGTTGGGCGAAGATCTTGCAATCCAGTTTGACGCACTTCAAAACCACTTAGATCGGGGCTTTGCATGTTCTTTTGTTACAGATCATGAAAAGCCATGGGCCGCATCTTTATCGACACCACCGCAGGCGGGCGGGTTTACCTTTCAAGTAAAAGACAATCCTTTTATCGATTTTACCGGATCGGGCACCGTGCCGGTAGCGGGTGATTATGTCGTGGTTGAAACGGATAGCCCGCCATATATTCGAGAGGTTCAAAAGATTGATTCAATCAGCGTAACCGCGTCAAGCGGTGGATCTGTAACCTTTACAAAAAGATTAAACTTTGATTACACTGATCGCGTTGTATTCATGCGTTTTTATCGCTTTTGGTATGGCCTCAAAAGACCACAAAGTGACATTGGTACGCCAATCATAACGAACGAAAACGGGCGGCTTTTTTCGCTGAGTATACGCTTAGTTGTTGACTATCAAACATACTTTGCAAAACATAACGGCGAGGGTTTCAGCGTACCATTGATCGGGCCGTCACCGGTTAGCGGGCCTTTACCGAATAATGATGGGCGATCGTCAATTGATAGCGCACAAAATGTTTCAGGTGGTATGTCTATCTCAGATCTTGAAAATTTAACATCAAGAGGATCGGGATCCTTTAGTTATTCACTTTCAAACAAAGGCCTTTGATATGTCATGGTCAAGTGATTTTGTAAATGCTTTGTCAGCATCATCGATCACGCCGATCTATGAGCTTGAGATTGTGCGCAGTACGCGCGGCGTTGGATCACCTGCTACTTTTTTCACGCATCGCGGATCACTTCGAGTAACACGTGCAAGTGTGCAGGGTACACAGGTGATCCCGCATCGGTGGTCTGTATCATTTGGCGGCTTTGAGGTTGAATTAGTCGGCGATATATTGCAGTATACGCAAAGCCTGATGCGTGGTTGTATCGCATTTTTATCGGTTCGATTGAAAGGGCTAACCGGAAAACAGCTAATATCAATTGGTCAACTCGATCAAATACGCGGTCAGCGCGGTGTATATAGGGCAACTTTCAAAGATTTATTATCAGCGTTTCAAAGCCGTATTGATACGCGTGTTGTGAGCGGTCGCCAATACTCACAGCTATTTTTTGATACAGCGATTCAAACCACAGCGGCGCACGCGTGGAACAATCACAACTATCTTGAGGTTGCTGATGGATCGGCGTTTACAAAATCCTCAATACATAGAGGTCTATTGTATTGCATACCATCATCAGGCGATCCTTTCTATTTGGGTTGGAATTCATACGATCCAAGCACACAGCGTTTTGCTTTGAGTAGTACAACGGGCGTACATCCGACACTAGGATCAAGTACTACTTTGCAAAATGGAGATAAGATTTTCAATGCTGTGCGCATCGCTTCGGCTCCTCATGCAATTTTTGCGCAAATCGTTACGTCAACGGGCGCGGGTACCAATGGCCCAAATGATGTTTTACCGAATAGTTACGGCACGGGCGTGCCATTACCTCACAGTTTTTTTGATGCGGCTGATGCACAATCAACAAATACATACATCACAAATGCAAGCGGCGGGCCGTATGCTCTTGATTTTTCAGCAATTGCACCGCTAACAAATGGTTTGAGAGGGATCGCGGATATTTTTTCCACTGTTGGTCAATGGCCCGTCATGCGTCAAAATTCTTTTTCGTGGCGTGGATGTTTTGATCCAACGGGTCGATTTGGTCGACAACCCGCAACCGCTGCACATATTACCGATGCCGACATTATCGAGCTTGACGATGTTGATTTTTTTGACGCGAATCTCAAAGCCGTCTTTATGCAATCATCAATGATATACAACACAAGCGGTACATCAGTTGTGCGTACAAATTCATTTGCAAAATCACTTCCAACAAACGGATCGATCAATCGTGATTTTGGATTTTACTACAATCCATCATTTGATGAGGAATCAATGGGGCAAGCGGATCGCGATCGTATGGCAATATGGGATTTTTACAATTGGGCACGGGTATCAATGCGCGTATCTTTGAAATTTGCCGGATTATGTGCAGGTGATAAAGTGGAGGTATCAAGTAGATTTATTATTGATACATTTACGCAACCCGATCGAACATACACAAGACGGCCCGCGATGGTTTTGGAAATAGGGTATAATATAAACAACCGCACATGTGATCTTGTGATCGGTGTGCCCCCGCTCTTTTGAGGTATCAATGCGATATATACCACATGTCAACACACCGCCGCGAATCAATCAAATGCGATCAATGGGATACAAGACATTTGAGGACAAAGATTTTGATCTTAACATTGTCGGTATAAGATCGCGTAATCGTCGAGCTGATGCATTTGATGATCATTTATGTGTGTACTACAAAGAGGGCGGTTTGTGGGTCGAAGAGCGATATAATTGCACCGTTGACGCGGGCGCATATTGGATGGAAAACCCATACAAAGAGGAGGGTTGTGCAATCCTTAAAGCGGGTCAATATAGAGGCGTTTGGTCTATTGACCTGCACAGGGGCAAATATGAGGCCCTATGTCAAAAAGACAACGCGCCTGTAACTGTTTGGCGCGATGCAAACAAAGACTTGATACAAGATCAAAGGACAACAGAAACGGGGTATTTTGGGATCAACTGTCACAGGGCTTTGAAAGATAAAATCGCGCGTCAAGTTGGGCGATTTTCGGCGGGTTGTACAGTGATCCAACACCCTGCAGATTTTGCCCGCCTGATGATGCTTTGTAACATGCAGATAGCAGCAGGGTTGGGCAGTAAGTTCACTTATACGCTTATTGAGGATTAAAATGGATCCAAATACCTATCATGATCTATGGGTCAACCTTGCAACCAATAGCCCGTTTCTTGGTTGGATGATCTACAGCTATGTACAAACACAAAGAGATCTCAAGGAGACACGCGAACAAAGCCGGACTGAGGCGCGCGAAATTCGTCAAGAAGCTCGAAAGGAGGAAACTGAAATACGTGCAAGATTTGAAAAAGTAATCAGTGATCTTAATGCGGATCGTACGAAATTGGTTGAATCTTTTTCAGGTAGGATCGACAGCCTCGAACGTGGTCAACGAAAACTTTTTGCTATTTTAGAGCCATTAAAAGAGCAAATTCACGAAATCCGGTTAAAAGAGCAAGTGAAAAAAGAACTGGCAAATCAGTAAAAAATAAAAAAAATCAAAAGATTGTTTGACACTTCTCTTTTCAATACAGTATATTGATTGTGTAGGAAATACTACAACAACAACAAAACAAAGGACATACAAAATGACAACAATCAAACCAACACATTACATTTGTTTTGAAACTTTTACAGTGAAATCATTTTCAGAAGTTGCAAAACCTGCGAAAAAAAAGAAGCGGACAAACAAAACATTTTATGAACTACGAATCGTTATAGATGGAAATGTAGACTTCTACAAATTGACTCAAGATTCAAAGCTGACTCAGGATCTAATATACATCGCACAAGAGTATAAGTACAGTGATGATCCTGACAAATACATCGAAGTTGTAAAAATGAAAGATTTTGAGAGAATTGAAGAGTTTGAACTTGACGAGCCTTTACCAAACAAAAGAATAGAAGCAAAGAAGCAATTATTTATTGCTTTACTCAAGTAGCAACACACCGTGATATGTGGCCGCAAACAGCGGCCTTTTTTATTGCACAAAAAAGCCCGCAAAGATGCGGGCACAAAACTCAAGGAGCCGTTTTGTTTGTAGATATTTCTATGTAAAGTACATTACAAGTACAGCATCACCGTTTTCAAGGTTGCCGCCGAAAGTAATACGACCCACCGATCCGGCTCCATTGTTGGCAATAGCATATTCATTATTGTTGCTTGCGGTGTCGCTCAATGCTGTCATGTTGAGAACATTCAAACCATTTTTGAATACCATAGCCGATGAAAAGAAGCCGGTATCAAGTGAGCGCGCAAGATCAAAACTTGATGTTGAGCTTCCTGAAACTTGAAATACTTCTTGATAGAATGCCGCTCCGATTTTTGCGGCGGTCACGCAATCGCTTGCGAGTTGTGCCGAATCAACGGAATTGCTACCCATCTTAGCATTAGTGATCCCGCCGTCTTTTAGTCGCAAGGAATCGCTGTTAATTTCGATTGTGGAATCATCGACGGATACCGCAAGCGCGGATCCTGCGCCACCTGATAAACCATTACCCGCAACACTTGATGCGAGCTTGTTTTCATCCACGGCTGCATTTTGAATTTTCGCGGTTGAAACCGAAGACGATCCAAGTTTGGCCGAAGTAATTGCACCTGTTGCAACGGCTGCACTATCGACAACACCCGATCCAAAAAGGCCGGAATCACCGATCGCACCGTCCGCGATAGCTGCGCCTGTAACGGAGTTTGCGCCCATTTGGCTTGATGTGATTGTACCAACGCTCAAGCCGCTACCACTTAGGGCAAGAGTTGATCCGTTGAGTTTTACTTGCAAAGATCCGCTTTGCAGTTCAACACCGTTACCCGCTTTGACTTGCAATTCACCGCTTGAAAATTCAAGACCGGCGTTTGATGAAAGATCAACTGAAAGTGTTGATCCTGATTTTTGTAGCCCGTCACCCGCAGTAATGGAAGCCAAACCAGTGAATTGTGTGATTGAGATATCAGTGGTTCCGAGATTGATGTTATCTGTTACGACTATAAAACCGGCGTCCGCATGTGTCGATCCCTGTCGTACAAATACCGCCGCGCCCTCGAGCTTACCCGCTGTGTTGGCATCGTCTGAGCGTGTCAATGCTGCGCCTGCGCTTGCAAAAACATAGATTCCGTTTTCGCTTGCATCGGTTTGATCCTTGATCAATACGCGGTCATTTGCTGAGAGTGTTACACCGTCGATCGCTGATGGTGCGCTTGAAAGGTCAACATTTGCGGTCGATGCTGCGATTGCTGATTCTTTCCAGTGTACGCCCTGCGCTGTGCTGTCAACATACGCCTTTGTTGCTGCGTGTGCGTCGGCTGTTGGCGTGGCTACGCTTACGGTACCGGATGAAAAGTTAAAAGTGCCTGTTAGGTCTATCTTTGCCGCTGTAACGACACTATTTGCAAGGTATGCAGTGCTATCAATTGCGCCGTCTGCGATTTTGGCCGATACGACCGAATCAGCCGCAAGGGCTGCGGATGCGATGACACCGGATCCTAAAAGATTCGCGTCGTCAATGATTCCGGTTGCAAGGTTTGACGAGGTTATGGTTTGGCTCTTTATCTGTGAGCCTCTGATTGATATAGTCATGGTGGGTGTTACTCCGTTGTGGTGTTGTATACCGCCTCAAGGACATCGCCCGTCAGCGGTGGGGTTGAAAACTCGAAATTGCGATCATCGATTATACTGATCTGTGTTGTTCTTTGTTTCAGCCCGTTGAGATACACCGAAAGAGATCCCGCCGTTACGTCTTTTGTTGTTGTAAATTGTGTGTTTGAACCATTACAAAGGCTTGAAAAATCATCGATCTGAATGTTTTGCCCTGTTACCGCGCCTATTTCGGTACCCGTGCCGCCCTCATCATTGTACACGTTTGCAATTGCCATGATTTACCCTAGTATTGATAAGTCAATGCCGCAACACTTACATCAGTTGTGCCGGTGTTGGTTCGTACATGTAAGTATAACACCTTATCTTGTATGTCTCTTAGTATTATATCAAGCCGATACAAAACCGTCCCTTTTGTGTTAGTTGTTAGTCCTGTTTGTATATCTGATTTTGTTTCAGTCATCACAAATTCATCGCCTTGCGCATCACGTGAGATCGATGCAAATATTTTTGTTGCACTTGATATGTTGGTTAGTTGTACTTCTAACATTGATGCAACAACATTGATTTGTGATGATCCATACTTTGTGTATTCAAGCGGTATGCTTTTTGCTGTATTGTAATTTGTTGTTATGCCTGTGGTGACACATGCGCAACGCATTTGATCAAGATTTAGGCCCATTGTTTTTGCCCCGCATTGGATTTGTATACATGCGTATCTTAGCACGGTATATCATAGCATGCACCTTGATCATGTTGCGGACGTTATACGGGTAAAGGAGCCGGAATAACTGCACACAATAAAGTGTATCGTCAAGGGCCTCATGTGTTTGTGTTGGCCATCCAAAAATATCCGCGATTGTTTGCATTGATACGCTCTTGTAACCCATAGGGATCAACACTGCGCTCGCTAGTGATACGGTATCAATGCCGCGCCTTAGGATCTTGCGTCCGTTTGTGTATTTGTTCAGATGCGCCAAAATAAAACCACGGTCAAAGGGCCAATTGTGCGCGACGGGTATACAATCACGCATAAAATCAGCGATCATATTTCCGGCCTCAGTTGGATCGATTGAATCACGCCATTTGTAATCAGTGTAACCATTGACGCGCAAGGCCTGCGGATCCGCTTGCGCGATGTTTTGCGGTTTGATTTTGATGTGCAATCGATCGATCTCTTCGAGCTTGTCACTAAGTTTGATACCACAAAACGCAATCATTTCGTGCCTGTTGCTGTAAAGGCCTGTTGTTTCTGTGTCTAATACTACATACATTCGTTTGTCCTTTTTTCTGTACAGGTGTCATACATTATGTTATATTGATAGCGACAACAACAACAATCAAACAATAGGACAATATATGACTGATTTATTTATCAAGATAACCAAAGATGATGCGCGGGCATTTCAAGATTTGAGCAAAGCCGCGATCCTGATACTCATCGAAATGCGATTTTTTGCGGGTGCTGATGGACAAGCCTTTCCATCAAAGGGAACGCTATCGGAAAATACAGGCCTATCAATTGGAAGCATTAAGCGGGGCCTCAAAGAGTTGCGTGAAAAAGGCGCGATTAATCTCAAAAGTTCAAAGCGCACCTCATCAAATATCTATGATGTAGGCGGGATCATTTCTAAGCCAAAGGGGATCGAAAATAGACCTTTAGAGGATCAAAAACGATCCGCAGGGGGATCAGTTCTAAGCCAAAGGGGGATCGAAAATGATCCCCTAAGTAAATTAAGTAAAGAGATACAAGAAATAGATCCAATTAAAGAGAGTACTAAGCCTACGCAAGAAGTCAAACCGCTCATCAGTGATAAGATTGATATGCGTGATCTGTGGTTGGGTGAGTTATGGGCAAAGCATGCAACGGCTCAAGGTTGGGCAAGTATTGACGTGCAAGCCGATTTTGATTTTATCAAAGCAGGATCAACCGTGTTGCAAGTCTCAAAGGCCGTACGCAAGCTTGACACGTATATTATCCAAAATGACATTAACGGCATGTATGTTGGGCGCGGTTGGGCCGCGAAGTTTAAGGATCGATGGGTTGCCAAAGAGAGCGACAAACCTCCAACAAAATACGACAACAACAAAATGAGATTGAGTACAATCATCCTTGATCCTGAGGTTGTGGAGGAAATCAAAGATCAGGCTTTGCAGGCGGTTGAGAGTAGCGACAAAGCACAAGCGGCTGCGATGAATGGCAACGGCAAGGCTCAAACCTTATGGGCGCGTTTTCGGGCAAACACAAACGATTATGAGGCATGTGCAAATCAGGTGTTTGATTGGGTTCGAGGTGGCAACCTGACAGAAGAGATACGAAAAGAGATTATCAGCGATCCAAACCTCGAAGATTTCGCCGCTTTGATTGATTGCGCAGTTATATAAGAGGTGATGCATGTACAAAGTAAATGACAAAGTAATTTTTAATGTATCATGGATGAAAATGCCCGTTGTTGGCTACATTGAGCAAATAAACGGATCGCAGGTGCATTGTAGGCTATCCGTGCCCATGATGGGCCGTACACACGAAAATGTAAGGATTGACACGCTCAAACCAACTGAGGAGCTCATAAAGCAACGCGATCAGGAAAGAGCAAACGCAATTCTTGACATATTGCCAAAAGGCAACAAAAAAAGTATATCTCAGTTAGTGGAGGATTTAACAAATGCCAAAAAAATACGATTACAAAAAAAATACGGGAAATGATCAAACGCGTGTACGTATCATGCTCAGTGATGATCAACTTGATCAGCTACAAAAGATTGCAAAGCGGCATAAATTAACCGTAGATGATTTACTTGATCGATATATCAAACGATGTATTGCGGATCGACAATTTCCCTGATATTATTGCTTTTGATTGCACGGGTTTTGTTGTTGTCACTTGTTCTTTGTACCCGTGCAATCATTTTTTTTTGCCTTTTTTTTTGACAATACCAATACATTATCATATAATGATTAAGACAATAACAACAAACAACAAAGAGCAACAACATGACAACAAACGAACAAACAGAACTGATCGAATTTCTTGACGAAGTACTCGCACAAAAGCCGCTTACTGATGATGAGCTTGATGCAATGTATGAGCAACACATTAACGACAACAACGACCAATAAACAAGGAGCAACGAAAATGAGAATCATCAAAACAAACGAAAAGAAACCCTGTTGCAAGTGCAACGAAATCGCAACCCATACCGTGATACATGGCAATAAACACTTTTTTGTGTGTGACCTGCATAAGCCAACACAGATCGATCTATTGCGGGCCAATGATCAGATCGTAAACCTCAAAGGCAAAGAATACGTTTTGTTTTCGGGCCTGTTGGATCTTGCACATCGTAACGGCTTGCAAAGCATGACAAGCAAGTTGATCGATTATTCCATGCTCGAACAATACGCCGTCATTGAGGCCACTGTATCAGGCTCAAGAGGTACTTTTGTTGCATATGGTGATAGCACACCTGAGAACACCGGCAAGATGGTACAAAGCGCATTTATTCGAATGAGTGAAACACGAGCTTATTGTCGCGCTCTCAGGTTGTACACGGGGATCGGAATGACCGCACGCGAAGAATTACCACCACAATAACCAAAGGGGAAACCATGAAAGACAATGATAACATACTCAACGCAGGCGGTAACGCATACAGCAACCGAAAAAGATCGCCAACTTTGAGCGTTGTATTTCCTGATAAAATGCTCATGAAAATACAAAAGCAAGCATCAAAAAATGGCATTAGTACAGGTGAGCAAGTGCGAAGATTATGCGCGAAAGCTATGGGGATCAAGTAATGGGCCAACCTGCGAAGATTCTCAATGAACAAATAGTATCAAGATTGTTGGAAGCGGCCGCAAAAGGTCACACCCGCGATCAATGCGCATACTATGCGGGTATTGATCCCTCGACGCTGTACAGGTGGATCAACCTTGCAAAAGAGGGGCGGCAACCATACCGATCATTTTATCGCAAGCTCGAACAGGCAAGAACCAAAGGATCACATCAGTTACTAGAGGTGATTCGCGCAGCAAGTTCGGAACAATGGCAAGCGGCCGCGTGGCTTCTTGAGCGTTGCCATGGATACGTCAAAGACGGCCCGCCGCCTGTACAAATAACGATTGATGCTGAGAATGTTGACGTGCAAACATTGATCAATGAGTATAATAACGAAATAAAACCCTTGATCGACGGGCCAACCATCGATCTTGATGAGGACTAACCAACAAACCAAAGGACAAAGACAATGAACATTAATCACAAAATACGTAAAGACTTGATCGAAAGATCACACCCATCACCATCACACGCCGCGCAAATCCTTGCGCACTTGATAGCAAACAATGATAAGCCTGTGTCTCTATCCGTGATCGCTGAACAAATGCGCAAAAGCATGCAAGCAACGTGGCCCGCTGCATATGATTTGGCGGCTATGGGCAAGATCGGATTTGCTGATCGCAAGTATCACCTTTTTGATTCACATCCCGAGCTCAAAAATATACCAAAGCAACAACGGATCGCAGTGTGGCACAAGTCGCATGATATACAGGTTGCGATTCGTCCGCAGTGGGCAACGTTGACAAACAATGAGCCACAGATCAGGCGTGATCAAATCATCGAATCACCGATTTTGTTAGAGCCTGTACAGCCGTCACTTTTTGACATTGATCCTGAGAGCATGAGCAACAGCGATCTTGATGCCATGATACAACGCTTGCAAACGCTCAAAATAACGCGTGAGATTGATAAGAGATACGAGGGCGCACCCACAAAGCACAAGGCGGCTTTATTAAGCGTTTTGACCGCGTATGGAGTAGCCGATCCGGTTGCCCTTGTGCATGCTGATGAGCAAATCACATTTTTGACTTTAACCAATACAAAGGCGATGCCTTTGCAGGTAACATTAAAACAAGCGGGGAAGCCTTGTGAAACTGTATACCTTGAGCATATCACTTTGTATCGCGCGCCCGTAATCTCAGCGATACAAGAGGCGTACAAAGCCGCAACACAAAGATCAAATCAATGAGGCGGTATTTTCGTGCTGATCTTTTGATTGATTCACCACCGCAAAAAACCATGAAATACCCAAAACGCAAAAGTGTGAGCCGCAAAAATATTGATTTCGAAAACCTGATCAAACAATGGATTGAAGAGGCGGGGGATCTGTATTCCAACAAAGAGCTTGCAAAAAGATCACATGTGCAGGTGCAAACCGTAAACAAGTGGGCACAAGGTTATCAGGCCGGAAAATATAGCCTTTGGCCGATTGCCTCATATTTTGGTATCTTGCTCAATCGACAACGCAAAGAGTTGTACAAAGAACTTGTATCTATTTGCAAAGAGTTTTGATCATGTCTTTGCCCCGTGCCCGCCGTCAATTGCTTGAAATCAAAAAAGGCTATCCTTTGGCGTTGTCGCGCCTTTGGATACCGTATTGTCACAGGTGGGATGGGCACGGCAAAAAGAGCGATCGCGCGCGTGGTTGCGGTCGACCAATGACAATGATCGGTATGGGAACATACCAATGTTTGCATTGTGGCATCGAAGAGCGGCGAACATCACAACGCGAAGCCGCGATCAGGTTTGCAAATACAGGCGAAGCCTTTTTATGTACAGGGGGCAACCGTGCAGGAAAAACACAATTTGGCGCACAACTTGCGATCGCAATTGCCGCAGGGCGTGATCAATGGTGGGTCAAAGAGTGGATGAGGCTTAACAACCTACCCGAAAACCTGATACAGCGTAAGCCGCAAACGGTATGGTATGCGGCTTTATCGTATGGTGATGCACTGGAATACGGGCGGCCAAAGTTGGAACAATACGCACCACAGGGCACAAAATACATACGTTGGCGTGCGCAGGATCGGGCTTCAATGAAGTTGCCAAACGGCGGCCGGATCGTGTCTTTGTCCGTGGACGCAGGGCGTGAAAAGTTTCAAGGGGCAAGCGTCAAATTTGTGTGGATGGATGAAGAGCCAACCGTTGACGTTTTTGATGAGTGCATGTTACGAACAGTTGACACGCAAGGCAAGATCCTAATTACAGCAACACCCTTGAAAGGCCTTTCATTTTTGTATGACTTTTTCGTTGATCAACAACCGCAGGGCTTTGATCGATATGCAATTAGCGGGCTTGATAATCCGTACATATCGAGTAACAAGCTTAGGCGGGCCGTTGCACATCTGAGCGAAGCAAGTCAAAACGCGCGATTGTTTGGCATGTTTACGAGTCAAAGCGGGTTAGTGTATCCTGAGTTTGATCGGGCGGTGCATGTGGTCAAACCCTTTGAGATTCCTGAGCATTGGCCGCGTGATATGTGCATTGATTTTGGCGTGCGTAATCCGTTTGCATGTTTGTGGATAGCACACGATCAGGATGATGATGCGTTGTACGTCTATCGCGAGTATTACAAGACCGAAAAAACCACGCTTGAAAATGGCCGAATGATTCTTGCATTAGGTGCAAAGGATCCCGATCTGCGGTGGGTCGTTGCGGATCCTGAGAGCAAAGACGGGCGGCTTCTTTTGGCGCGTGAACTTGGGATCCATACGAAGCCCGCGCCAAAACATATAGGCGTGATGGAAACAATCAATCAGGTCAAGGATAGGCTTAAACTCGATGCAAATGGACGGCCTGCGCTTTATGTATTTTCGAATTGCAAGGAGCTCATTAAAGAATTTCGAAAGTACAAATGGAGCAAAACCAAAGGAAAGGATCGCCCTGAAAAAATGCACGATCATGGGCTGGATGCGCTTAGATACGAGGTTTCATTTTTGTATAGGTATAAAAAGCACAGACAATGAAAAAAATACTTGCCTTTTGAAATAATACAATATAGTATATTGGTATAACCAACAACAAAGGACAACAACAATGAAAGCAATCTTTCCACCGAACTGCACAACAATCATCATGATCAACAACGAAAACGGTAAATTGATCGCAAACATAGCGGGCAAAATATACAGCCATAAGCTTTTGAAAAATATCAATACTTCGCAAGATGTATGGAAATATAGATACATGTGCGGCAAAAGCGCAAACCTTGATTTTTGGACTTTTGAAAGAGAAGCCAAAAGCGACATATACCCAAATACAAATACATGGAACTAACAACAACCGCCCCGCAAGGGGCACAACAAAGGACAATGACAATGAGTATCTATTTATACACACTACGAAAAAGTAACAGCCTAACCTTAGAATACAATCACAACGGCAAAAAATACAAATTACCTGTTTATCGGTTCAAATTTGCATTTGGAAATTGTAGTTGGGATTATGATGGTAATCTTGTGGCAAAGGGATCACATAAAACAAAGATTACAAGAGCCAAAAAAACATTTGGAGACAAGCCAATACTTATTGACTTTTATGGTGATATTTACTTTCAAAAAACAGCCGATCCGTTTTGGTTTGATGTCGATGAATGTCCCACGGGTGATCTTGTAGGTGAGGTCAGAAATGAGCATATTGATACAGGTGAGCCGATCAATGATGAGCCTTTTTTTCTTGTGCCTGATGATTATGATTCATCCAAAGAAAAGCAGATAGTTGAAACATTGATAAAAGAGTACTATCCAAACATATAAATATAAACAACAACCGCCCCGCAAGGGGCACAACAAAGGACAATTACAATGAGATACTCACAACAACAAACACGATACGCGGCGCAAAAGGAGAACCCTGATTGTTTTTCGTTTTACAAAGTTGAGGGCGGTTATGCCTGCTTTTATTGCTACAACTCTTTGAACACATGGTTAAACCAATGATTGACAACTGGGATGATATACCAACAACAAAAGTTTTTCACGGGGATTGCATGAAACTCCTTAAAACTTTGCCCTCGAATAGCATTGACGCGATTGTAACCGATCCGCCGTATGGCATGTCACCTGATGGCATAGCGCGCACTTGGGCAGACATCGAAGAGGGGCGCAAGCTTAAGGGATTTATGGGCAAAGAGTGGGATCAAGCCGTACCGTGTCACAACTTCTTTGCTGAGTGTTTACGTGTCTTGAAACACGGCGGGCACATGATAGCCTTTAGCTCAACGCGTACCGTTTGTGCGTTGGGTATGGCTGCGCAACAGGGCGGTTTTGTGATACGTGATATGATTCACTGGTGTTACTTCTCAGGATTTCCAAAGTCGCACGATATAAGCAAAGCAATCGATCGTGAGGCGGGGGCGGTTCGTGAAGATACGGGGATCATTACAAGTGTAACAGGGCAACGAAAAAACACAGGGTTTGAGAAGTTTGGCAACGGTGACGGGATACCGCAAAATGTATCAACAATCACAAAACCCGCAACACAAGACGCTCAAAAATGGGCGGGGTTTGGCACGGCACTTAAGCCCGCAGTTGAACCCGCTTTGTTACTTCGTAAGCCGCTTGAAAAGGGTTTGACCATTGCACAAAATGTATTGAAACATGGCACGGGTGCGCTCAATATAGATGCGTGTCGTTTTGGGTATGGTGATCCGTGTTGGGTAGGCCCAAACGAAAAACTTGAATATAACCATCAAAGTAATTCTAATGTATACGGTTCGTATATGGATGGAAGCGGGCAAAAGTACAAAGGCGATCATAACCCGTCAAAGCTATCATCAAAAAGTGATGAGTTTGGTCGATGGCCTGCAAACCTTTACCAATGCCCAAAAGCCTCACGATCTGAGCGTGAGCAAGGGCTTGACCATTTAAGACCAATGAAAGGTCATGAGGTTGTACAACGAAAAGAGGGGGCCGCAGGATCGAGGAATCCGCGCGCCGGTGCCGGTGCAAGGGTTGATCAGGTGCGCAATATACACCCAACAGTTAAGCCGATCAAGCTCATGCGGTGGTGTTGTCGATTGATTGGCGGGCAAAAGGGATCTGTGATACTTGATCCTTTTACGGGTAGCGGTACAACGGGCGCGGCTGCACTTCTTGAGGGCTTTGATTTTATTGGTATGGAGCTCACACCGGAATACATGCCAATCATAGACGGGCGCATCGAAGCGGCGCGCGAACAGTACAAACTCGAAAACGCACAACTATCATTATTTGAGGATCTTTATGAGTCATGAGCAAAAGCTTGAAAGGCGTATCATCAGCCTTGTACATAAGATCTCAGAAGCACGCAACAGGCTCCTGAGGCTTCATATTCAAATGGTCGATTGTCAAACCACATTGACGCATTTGATTGAGGATTATCAAAAGGCATGCGGCGATCATGGCGTTGAAATGCTCTTTGATGCCATCATAGATGATTCAGTGTTAGAGCAACGTGATGTGATGATCGCATTTCAGTACAATGAAAAACAGTACAGGGAAGCACTTAAACGCTACTTTGATCGCAAAGCAAAAAAATAATCACTTTGATTGTTGCTTTTTATTTGCCTTTTACTTTTCAATATACTATATTGATTGTGTAGGAAAAAACTACAACAACAACAAAACAAAGGACAAATAAAATGACTACATATACAATCGAATTCAATGAGGGATACATCAGCAAAGACGGCAAATATAACAGCACAAAAGAACTTACAAAGGCAATCAAAGAAGTTTTATCATATGAGCCAAACTTACAAGGATACAACAAATTTGATATAGTCGTACATAGAGATGGAAAAGAAAATTTTGAGGCGCGGATGGACGCTGATCACGAAAACTTTTGTATCGTTGCAAAGTTTCAACACAGTGCTGATTTTTACAAATCACAAAGAGGTATTGAATACTTTCAATCAATGAAAAAATATCTTTGGGCTGATAGTGCTGAGGAAATGGCAAACTTTTATCAAGAACTTGCAAACGATTGCAAAGAAACCAAACTTGATCAAAACGCTGATTGTTGGCTGTGGATGTGTGGCGAGTAGTCACAACAAACCGCAATACACGGCCGCATAATGCGGCCTTTGTTGTATTTGGGCAATACCCCCGCGATCGTGCTATATTTGCAAATGTGAGGTGATACTATGAGCAAAGATCTTCCAGCAAAACCCGTATCTTTTTGGGCACGCTTGATCGAACCAATAACAAAGGCGTTTGCAAAACCTGTTGAAAAGCCTGAGCGGCCTGCACACGGTGCAGACTGGGACAGGGCACAAGGTGCGCGAAATCCATACCCTGCAGGCGTTTCAATGGCTGCATTTTCACAACATGGCTATGTATTTGCAGCGGTTTCAAGAGCGTCACAAGATTTGGCGGCTTTACCGATCAAGCTCATACGCGGGCGCGGTGAAACAAGCGAAGTATTAATGGATCATCCATTCCTTGATTTGATGGAACAACCAAGCACATACGTTGACGGCTTTTCATTTCGCGAACAGTTGATCGTTGACTTGATGTTAACGGGCGGTTGTTATGTTTTGCTCGCAGGGCCTCAGGATACACCCGCCTCATTGTTCCGTTTGCATCCTGAGCAAACGCGAATCATTACGGATCCAATAGTCGGAATTAAGGGCTTTGAGTTCGAGGATAGTGGCAACATTGTTGCATATCCGATCGAGCGTGTCGTATACGCTCAGAGTGCTTCTTGGGGCGCGGGTGTAAATGCTTTGTATGGTGTCGGAGGTATCCAACCATTACAACGCGAAATAGGGGCCGATATAAGCGCGCAAAAGCTAGCCAGTGATGCAGCAAAAAAGGGGCGGCCTGACATTTTGATCAGTCCATCCGATGAGGCTGACATTTGGGATTATGAGCAACGACGTGCAATACTTGACGCATACAAAGGCATGAGTCAAGAGGGCGGGGCGATGGTCTTAAGCGGTCAAGTAAATGTTGAACCGTTGCAGGTATCGCCGCGTGATCTCGAATTTCAGGCCGTACGAGATTATACAAGGCAAGCGATTAGCGCGGTGTTTGGCGTGCCGCCATCGGTGTTGGGTGATAATAGCGCAAACTTTGCGGTATCACGGCAACAGGCACAAAACTACTGGGAAGTACAAACCAAAAGAGGTAAACGATTGAGTTTCTTGCTCACGCAAATTGCAAAGCGGTTTGATACTTCCTTGCGTGTTGAAATCGATTATTCAGGTGTCGAAGCATTGCAAACGATACGTGATTCACAGCTTGACCGCGTAACCAAAAATATACTTAATGGTATGGATCCGGCTGATGCGTACATGTATGAGGGCCTTGAAGATGCCCCTATAATACCAAAGGATGAACGAGAAACACCCGCGCAAGATATAGGCGATGAGGAGGGCCAAAACGTGCGAGCTCTCGAATTTATGCTTAGAGCCATTGACAAAAACCAAAAGCAAGAAACTAATTATGGCCTCAAGAGTAATGCTTTTGAGGCTATGGGCGCATTACCTGAATCAACACAAAAGGCATTAAAAAAAAAGGCAAAGGATCATAATGAGGAGTACGGCGACAACCCAAAGAAAAAGCTAACCAATAGCGGTTATTTGGCGGTGTCATATTGGCGCGGTTTGGCTGCATACGAGGGCAATCCCGAGAGCGTGCGCCCGTCGGTTTCAAGCGGCGCACAGTGGGCCATGGGGCGCGTGAATGGTTTGTTGTATGCGCTTCGTACAGGCAAGTACAGACGATCACCATATGATACCGATCTATTGCCAAAGGATCACCCGCTGTCAAATGCTGAGGATGATGACGATAAAAAAAAACACTTGATTTATGGGTGGAAAGATCTTGATCTTGCTGCAAAGGATCAAAACTGGGGATTTACCAAACGTGAAGCAAAAAAGATATTAGGCGATGATGAAAACATGGATCGATATGCGCAAGCCTTTTTGTTTGTCAACAGGGGCGGCGATGATGATCCGGCATCGTATCGCTTGCCTATCGCCAAAATGATCAACGGTGATTTACAGATCGTTTTTCGTGGTGTTGTTGCCGCAGGATCTTCGGTACGTGGTGAGCCTAAATTTGGCGCGGGTTATTACAACCTGAGCGGCGCAACCCAAAAGGACAAAGAGCGTCTTTATGAGCAAATCAAAGATTTGTATGATCGATTTGATGAAACCGCACCCGTTGCGCCATGGGAAAAGGAGCAAACGAAAAAGGAGGAAATAACAAACTTTCCAACGCAAGGAGACGATCGAACGGTATCGCTTGCAAATTCACAATACAGAGTATTTGATGCAGACTATGCACAAGACTTAAAAGACAATTGGCCGCAAATATGGCGCAAGGGTGGAAACATTGAGGGCAACAACCAATACAGACGGCTCAAGCCTATTGTTGATCGCGCTGATAAAGAGCCAAAAACCGATACGGAAGAGATGGCAATACGTAAGCGCGAATCATGGGCCGCACGTCATTTACAAGATTTTCGCCTTGCCGGTACCGTTGCACAAATCAAATGGTTTGTTGTTGGCGATCGTGGTCAAACGTATATGAAAGAGCTCATTGAGGAGGAAAAGAAAAAGATCAACGCACGCAAAGAACGATCGGACATGTGGCACGGGTGGGTGAAACGGGTGCAACAACCCGCTGAAAAGAGCATTGAGCGTGTTGTGTATACATACCTCAGGCAATCGCTTAAACGTTATCAAGACCGTATCAAAGATTATGTTGTAAGCCGCAAACATGCAGGATCTGCAAAGGTTACGCGGGCCGTGATTGACTGGGCCTCATTATTGTCACCTATTGACGAAATGCGTATTTTACGTAAACAAATGGTGCGTCAATGGTTAAGTGTTTGGAGCTTGGCGGGAAATGATGCGCTTGATGATGTCTTTGCGCGAGCGGGCAAAACAAAACCCCTTGATCTGATCTTTGGAAGTCGTGAAGCGGCTGTCAATGCCAACGATCTTGCGTCAATGCAGATCAGCCAAACCACAGCAAACAAGATCAAAAAGATTGTTGAGGCTGGATTACTGAATGGTGATTCAGTCGATGAAATGGCGCGGGATCTCGAACGTGATGCAATCTTTTCAGCGAAGCGGGCGCGATCGATTGCACGAACCGAATCAACAAAGGCGGTCAATATGGCAACGGATCAAGCCTACACAACCGCAGCAAACAACGGGATCAACATTCGCAAAGAGTGGTTATCGTCGCTTGATGATAGTGTACGCGATACACATATTGAGCTTGACGGTCAAGTTGTAGATGTCAATGATAAGTTTGTTGTACCGTCCACAGGCGACAGCACCGAAAGCCCCGGCGGGTTTGGGATTGCATCTGAGGATATCAACTGCAGGTGTACATTAATCCCGTTGATCGGTGATTGATATGCTCATTTTTGGTTATCCTAATGAAGCATGGATCATAATGGGCCTTTTGGTTTTGTTGGTCATAGATGTAATTATGAGTTTCACAAATGATAGGAAGTAAAAGCATGTTAGAGTTAGTGATTGCGGGCGTTGTGGGCCTCGTGTTAGGCGTTGGCGGTGTCGTTGTTGTTCAGAACACCACAAAGCAAAATGAGCCTGTTGTTGTGGCTGTTGGCGGCGATGAGGTGGCCAAAGGTCAAACCGAAGTACAAAAGCAATTAACCAAACTAGATTTAGTTAAAGATATATGCGCGCCTGATTTTATTGTCACGCAAGCGCAAGGCGATCTTTTGTGTCGTGAAATGTTTTGTAGGATGCAGCAACGCGGGATCGATGCACAGACATCACAAAGCGATTGCAACGAAATAGCCAACATCAGCAACACGAAAAGCATACAGGCCGCATGTGATGGGCTTGATGGTGATACGCTCGAAAAGTGTACGGATCTGTTTTTCAAGCGCAAATAAAAAGGCCGCATTATGCGGCCTGTGTATCGTGGTTTGTTTTGTCTATGCTGCAATAAGTTTGTTTACATAGAACAATTCTTTTTTTGTGGAAGCTTCGCCACATGATACCAACTTGCCATTTTCAAAGGCTTTGAATCCGTAGTGCATTTTGATAAATAAAACATCACCCTGCGCAAGTGCTTCTTTTTTTCCGTATTCTGAGAATGTTATATCAGCGTTTTGTTGCGCTGTTGTATAGCTGTGTGTGAATTTGGTTGTTGTTAATTCGATTGTCCAATCACTAGGAAAATCTTGAAACATATCTTGAGCGGTTGGCATAAGTGAGACTGCTTTTTTGATGAGTTGAACTTTAGTCATTTTGTTTGTCCTTTGTTGTTGGGTTCTCTTATATATTAACCAATATATTATATTGGTCAAGTATTATTTTTGATCTTTTTTCAGAAATAAAAAAACCGCCCCGTGAGGAGCGGCAAAACAACATAGATTCGTGTATCATAAATAACAAGGATCACATGTTACATAATACCGAAATCTTCGAGGCGCAAACCTTTTGTTTGAAGAAGTTCAACAGTTTTGGTTTTTCCAACTGCTTTGATGAGCTTGCGCACGCTTCGCGTTGTGTGTTGTGTGTTCATGGGCTTGGTTCCTTTGGTTGTGGTGATGATATAGGCGGCGACGATTACGCTGATGATTGTCGCCATGATGAGCGCAGGCTTGACGATATACATCGCGATAAATACAAGGATGTGCATTACTCACCCCCTTTTTTTGCTGTGGGCTTTGGTTGTATAAAATCGGCCTCATGTAGCTCAACGATCCAATCATTCGAGTGCAAGATCTCGTCAAGTAGCGCGGGATCGGTTTTGAGGTATACGGCTGTTTTGCCTGATTGATATGTGATGATTACGCATTTCATGGTTATTGTCCTTTGGTTTGAAGTTGCCCGCGCAGGGCGGGCGGGTTGTTGTTATTGGTCGTTGTTGTTTTCCATTTGCTCAAGCAACAGATCGATCTTTGTGTAAATGTCGTTTAGTTGTTGCTGATATTTTTTATCAAATACATGTGATTGTTCGATGAGTGTATCAAGCTCTTTCATCATGTTTTGAAGTTTCTTGTATAGCATTTTGTTGTATGTCATTGTTTTGCTCTTTGGTTG